TTTACTCTGAAAGGATTGTCCATATTTTGATAAAGTATCTACTTTTTGTTCTTGCATTGATTGGGTTTTTAAAACTTATACAAATATACGAAATTTATTTTTAATATCCAAATTAATCAGTTATTAAATTACCAAAAGTATCTTTCAACCAAGAATTCAGGTCTCCAAATTTATCTGTAACTTTATATTTCAAACAAACTTTTAGGAAATCTATTTTATTTAATGGTTTAATATCTTCATTAAATCTATCTAAAACATTCATTTTTATTTGACCTGAGATATCAACATCTTTTAATTGCATTAATTTCTCATTCATAATAATCTGTTTTTTAGATTTTAAGATATCATTATATAATTTAATCTTACCTTTGGTTTCTTCCTTTTTTTGTTCTGCCAATTCAAGTAAATTATCAACGGATAGTTCATTATTATCTGTAAGTTCTGGAAACCTCTTTAGAAGTGTTTTAATACCACATCCATATACACCTGGTATATTATCTGATTTATCACCATCAAGTACTCTATAAAGTAATAAATTTTTTGGGTCTAAACCAAATTCTTCTTTGATTCGATTTGTATTATAAATTTTCTTTTTAGTAGGTGACCAAACAATTGTATGTTCATCAACTAATTGTAAAAAATCTTTATCAGTTGACATAACTACAGCTTGTTCTCCTTCTTTTAAAATTTTAGTTGGAATATATGCCATAATATCATCTGCTTCTACACCATCGTATATCATAGTAGTAAGTGGAAGTTCATGCATCATTTCCATTAACCAAACATATTGACGTTTCATAGATTCTCTTTCATCCTCATCGTTCATCATATCAGCATACTGACGATTTACTCTAAGTTTGTTTTTATCTCTTCCAGCCTTATATTCAGGATATATTTTTTTTCTACTCTGTGAACCATTTTTTCCATCAAAAACTACAACAACACGAGTCGGTTGAGTTTGTCTGATTGCATACCCAATAGAACGTAAAACACCAGTTACTCCTGCAACATGGTCTCCATCATCGTTCATAGTTGGTATAGATGTCCAACATCTAATAAATGTATTTAAACCATCGATAATTAATACACGAGAATTTTTGTGTTTATCGATATTTTGAGTTCTTTCAGTTTCAACTGACTCTAATATGTTCTTGTATAGTTCTCTCATAAAACTTCTTTTAAATCTTCTTCAAAGTAATCTTCTAAGGCATTCAATCTATCATCTGCATCTACTAACTTAATCAGAGCTTCCTCTGCGTTTTTGTAGAAATCTTCAGTAGAATGGTCGCCGATACCAACTGATTTGTTTCCAAGAAGGTCTAAAGAAAGTAGAGCTTTGGCTTTATCAGCCTCAGCACTACTTTTTAACATTGTATATAATTTTTTATTCATAATTATTTATTCTGGTATTAAATTAGGGTCGTGTACTAATGAATCAATATCTTTAGTATCTGTTTTATACTGTAATATAGATTCTTCACATATTTTCTTGTAAATTTGTTCTCTAACTGAATCTCTATCTTCCATAATATCTATGAAATCTTTAGATTGAAATTTAATTTCTTCACCAGTTTCGGTATCTACATATGTGTACCAAGCTCCTGCTTGTTTTACCAATTTATTTTCTTTCATTACCTTTAACCACGAACCGTAGTTATCGATACCTCTGTCAAAGTAAATCTCAAAATCAGTTGCTCTCAATGGAGGACCCATTCTGTTTTTTACTACTTGACATCTTACTTTCATTCCAACTGTCCTATCGTTGCCATTTACCTTTTGTTTGATTTGTCCCATACCTTTCAACCTCAATCTTACAGATGCATGGAAAGCAAGAGCTTTTCCACCACTTGTAGTCCATGGGTCACCGAATGGCATGGCATTCATCTTTTGTCTAAGTTGGTTTGTGAACACTAATGAGATTTTCTGTCTACCAATCATATTGGTAATCTTTCTCATTGCTTTGGAGATAATAATTGCTTTATCAGTAGCATATCCATCTTTACCATAATCAGCTGCTAGTTCTGTTTTGGTTGATGCTGCTGCAACTGAATCTACTACGATAGTTACAATTTTATCTTTAGATGTTTCACGAACTTTTTCAATAATAGTTTCAGTAAAGTCAAAAATCTGTTCAACTGAATCTGCTGTTACATAGAGAAGTTTAGAAACGTCAACACCGATTGCTTCTAAAAATTCTCTACTTACTGCGGTTTCTGTATCAATAAGAACAGCAACACCACCTAACTTTTGTGTTTCCGCTAGGAGGTGTGCTGATACTAATGATTTTCCACTTTGTTCTAAACCTGTTATTTCTGTAATTCTACCAACGGGTAAACCACCAAAAGGACGATTTGAAATAGCAACATCCAACATAGCACATCCAGTCGATACCCAGCCTTCTACATTAGTAGGTGCTTCATCGGAATCTAAGAAAAATGCTACTTTCTGTTCTTTGGATTGTTTGTTTAACTCACCTGCCAGAATATCTGCTAGGTCCAGTTCTTTTACTGCTTTCTTTTTCGCCATTAAATTGGTTTTTAGTTGTTAAATAAGTCATCAAATGCTGCTGCTACATCATCAGTTTTCTTTGAAGATTCTGTTGTTGTAGGTTGAGCAACTGGTGTAGATTGTACTGGTTTACTTTGAGATAAAGTAGACTGAGATACAGTTTCTTTTTCACCTTCTCCACTTGGATTTAACCAACCTTCTAATACTGATTTTAATTCATCGTAAGATAATTCAGAATATAAATCTGTAATTTCAGTTTGATTTTCAATAAAAGAAGTTGCTTTTGTAGCATCTTCGCTTACTGGTGTAGCTTTTGGTTTTACTCTAATAGTAGTAGTTGGATAAGTAGTTCCAGCTTCTTCTGCTGATTTATACTCTATCGTTAAATCTCTACCACCACTTGGGTCTGTAATATCTCCATAATCTGGATCAGCAATATACCCAAGAATTTCTTGATATACTGTTTTACCAAATCCCCAAAAACGAACTCCTTCGCCTTCTTCACCTCTTACAACAACAGGTACGAAAGTTCTCAACTTAGGCTCCATAGCCTTTGCTGCTTTCCAATCTTCTTTATCTCCCATTCTTTTTAGTTTATCCGCAAACTCTACAATAGGGTCTGGTCTACCAAATGATTGTGGTGATAAATAAGTTTTGTTATTAATGTTATAGTGAAAATACAATTCGATAAATGGATTATCCTTGTCGAATTGGTAAGGAACGATTCTCACTTGGTGCTTACCAGGTGTTGGTTTCCATAATGAGTCTGATTTCCTTTGAGTGTTTTGTAGTTTGTTCAGTCTACTTCTGATTGCGTTAATGTCTAAAGCCATGATTTTTACCTTTTAGTGTTAATTATTAATGTTTTAAGTTTAAAGTTTTGAGTGCTAAACTATCTACACTCGGTGTATATATAAATATAATAAAACCAGAAAAACCACCGAATTTTTTTGGTTAGTTATTAACAATATATGCTAATTTACTATGTAAATATACGAAATTATTTTCATATATCCAAGTCTTTTTTTATAAATTTTAATAAATATTCTGATTTAGGGTATTTTAGTAATAATTTATCTAAAATTTTTGAATTATTATCTAATTTATTACCATAAGTTTCAAGTAAATCTTCATAAACAAGTGCATATACTTTATGTTTATCTTTTAATTCTTTTAAATATTTAAATGTTTCGGTTATATTATTAAACTCATTATTTAAAAACCAAAATCCATCTTTTTTCATTAAATTCATAATCTTATTTGATGCATCTAATATTGGAAATGATTTTACTTTCGAAAATAAAATAGATTTTAATGTTTTTTCTGTTATGTAATCTCTTCCTTGATTTCCATTTCCTGGCCAAGTTTCTATAATGTAAAAACAAACATTTCTTACAATATCAGTATATGATGAAATATAATTATTTTTCCACATATTTAAACTTACTTTATTATCTTTAGGTTGAAAACAAAATAAGTTTTTCATAGGAAACTCTGGTATTCCATAATCAACTAAATCATTTCCTAGTAGTTGTTTACAATTAGAAATTTTATCTCTTACCATAGAACCATTTGCCTTATTTAACTTTGAAGTTTCTTTATTATACGTTCCAACTAATCCATCTTTATCACTAGATTCATAAAAATTTAAATAATTAAATCCTTTTGAATGAAAAAAGTAATATAATGAAAATAAATAATCAACATATAAATTTTTGTGAGAGAATGTTTCAAAATATGTAGATGATAAAATTAAATTACCATTATCTAAAAATTCTATTAGTTCGTTATTGTAATGTAAAGGTTCTTCTACATTAGAACATATTGAATAATCATAACCATCTTCTTGTAATATGTTCTGAACTGCATTTATTTTTATATCAGTAGATAAATCTGCAGAACTTTCTTTATTTATAAAGTAAAATTCATCTACATCTGTTGATAGTTTAAAATAATCTGTTTCTTTATGTAAAGAACAGTAATTTAAAATATATAAAATATTTGAAATATCTTTAAATGTATTATAGTATATTCCTATTCTCATTTTGTTTTATAATATTGTCCTGTACTTCCTTTCTTAAAATGTGTGAATGGATATTCTTCTACTTCTAAAAGTATTTCTAAATCACCATCATTATCAATATCTCTAACTTTCCAATAATTTGTCTTTGAATTAGGTAATTCATTTTCACCATCAGTTCCAAATATATTCCAAGTTTCGTTTGTAAATGTATTATCACCATTATTTTTATAATATTCTATAACATTTAATTGTGCACTATTACCATCTCCATAAGGAGGTGAGATTGGCGAATGTGATAAAACAAAAATATCAAGTAAATTATCTTTATTAAAATCTACAATAGAAATATCCATTGTTGATGATAATCCTTTTGAAATTAAATCTTCTGTTCCGAAGAAATCGTAATTAGTTGGTAAAATTAATGGATTATCCATATCAAAATATGGATATTCTGCCTTACCCCAATATACCCATTGAGTTTTACCATATAGTTCTTCTGTTCCACCCATTGGAAAGTACCACTCACCACTGTCATGTGATTTTCCTGCAATTATATCAGTATAACCATCATTATTTAAATCTATAGCTGATTGAGAATACCAACTCATACCACCGGTATAACCTTGTAGTAAATCATATGAGGAATTTTGGAAAGTACCATCTCCATTATTTAAAATAATATTACCTGTTCCTGCAATTAAATCAACCCACCCATCGTTATTTATATCAGCTGCTGTACCTGAATGGAAAAATGTGGGATTTCCTTCTTGATAAGGAATAATTTCTTCAAAATAGAACTTACCATCATTAAATCTAAATAAATCCAGTCCACCCATTGTTCTATATCCATTAAATTCGGCAGGGTCTTCGGCATTAAATCCAATCATATCTAAATCACCATCATTATCAATATCAACAGTAACTATTTTTCTATATGCTCTATTTGGTTGAATATCAACAATATCTCTATCTGCTAATGTCCAAGTATTATTATTATTTATTAGAATTCTAATATCATTATTTGTATTAGCTGCATTTGAATCTCCTTGGTTTGGATAAAATCCAACTCTACAAAAAATATCTAAATCTCCATCTAAATCATAATCAAAATATTCAAAAGCTGAAAAGAATTCAACAGGATAAGATTCTCTATCTCTTGAATACCATCCATCGTTCCATTCGTGATTTTGAATAGATGTTGAATAAATGGTTTGAGGTATTGGATTTGGATTTGGTGGTTCAATATAATCATCAAGTTCTTCTTTAGAACAAGATGATATTATAATTAATAATAAGAATAAATACTTTTTCATAAATTTTACTTAGCCCATTTACCACTTGAAACGAGTTGAGCAATAATACCATATACTGATAAATCTTGGAATGTATCTTCACATGATTCACCAATGTTATCTTGTTTACCTAATACAACTAATTGTTTTAATCTCTGAATTTTATCATTCATTCTAAACCAAAGACCTGTAAGAGATACTTTCTTTTCTTCTTCTGTTTCTAAATTACTACCAACCGAAATATTATCTGGTCCATAGTTAGATTGTTTTAAACAAAACAATTCATATTGTGTGAACATTATTCTTTTGAATTCAGTTGTCATCTCTGGCCATTGTTTTTCCATTTGTGCAACTACTTCAGGATTATCATATTGTAAAACCTCATCATATTTAGGTTCTACTTTAATTGGGTTAAAATTGTGTTTTTTTGATTTTTTAGATATTACTTTACTCATTTTTTATTTTTTATGTTTATTTACTTGTAAATATACGAAATTATTTTCATATATCCAAGCTTTATTTTATTTATTTTTAACGTTTATATTAGTCATCCATTAATGAACACTTGAATATTACTGAATCATCAAAGATAAATTTACAAACATCTTTTTCAGCAATTTCATGAACTTCTACTTCTATTTCTATCAGTTCAATTTGAGATTTAGTTAACCAATCTACTAAATTGATACTTAATACTTCTTTTACGATTTCTTTTATTTTACTTACTGTCATAATTTAAGGTTTTATATTTTTACTGTCTTTCTTTTTAGTTTTACATCCCCCACGAAGGGGAGATGGGATATAAGTTGAACCAACTTTTAACGAGCTAATCAATTTCAAACTCGGATGACTTTAGAGTCATCACAACTATGTAAGTAATAAACTTTAAACTTACACTACGAATATACGAAAAAAAGTAATACGAGTCAAGTAAAATGTGATTTATTTTACCAGTTTATATTGAGTCTAAATAAGATTATTTTTTGTTGAATTCTATTACGTCAAAGATTCTTGTAGAAATTTTCTTTGTTCCTTCTACATTGGTAACGATAATTGAGTTTTTGAATTTATCCCAATCTATTGAGAATTTTTTATCTAATACACCATTGTTTTCTTCTTTAACTAATTCGTTAAGTGCATTGATTGTATAAAGAGTATTAGATTGTTTCTTTCTATGAACCAAAATAGTATTTTCTAATGGTTTACCAGGTTTATATTCTGTATCTATATTATAGGTAACGAACAACTCCTCTAAATTACCCTTATTTTGAAGAACATAAATATAGTTGTACACTATATGGTATGTTTCTCTTATAAGTTGTAGGGTAGTTTGAAGTTCTTCTTTTGTGGTAAAAGTACAAAGTAACTGAGTTTGCATGTAAAAATCCTATCTCTTTATTTATTCTACTATAAATATGATTTCTTTTATGGAAAAACTACTATTAATAAATATATTGTAATGTACCTCTAAATAGAGATGTTATTTGGAACTTCTTCTTGAATCTACACTATTACCAATACACTCTTGCATATCTTTACCAAATGAACTTGCAACTTTTTGTGATGTTCCAGCAGTTCTCCATGTATCTTCTGCTAGTTGTGTAACTTGTCCATTTTTTTTCGATTTAATGATAATAGCACCAGTATCTGCATCAACAGTAGATGTATTTCTCAAATATTCTTTTAACCCTTCACGATTGCCTGGTGGTATGTCACCATATCCACTTAAATCTCCTAAACACTTTCTAACATCGGATGGTTTAGCACCTCGAATACCCATCTGTGCAATTAATTTATTATCATCTTTATCATCAAAATCTATATAAGAAGTAAAATGAAGAGAATCAAGTACGGTATCTATATATGCTTTTGCTGCAGGGCCATTTTCTACAACATTACCATTTGCATCTGTTTTTGGAAATCCATCTTTTTTATCTGCATCATAAATAGTATTTACTACTTTTTCATGTGTTTCTTTTACGGCACCTTGTTCATTTCTTTTTATATCACCACATTCTCTAAGATTTGATGCCGTTAAATCAATTCCTTGTTTTTCGGCTTCAGCTCTAACTTTTAGTAACTGTCTGTGGCCACCTGTATCTACTTCGCCAACTTTGATGAATAATTTCGCATATGGGTCATATGAAACATCGTTATTTGCGTTGTATTTTTGAACTAATTTTATTTTATCAACATCAGACATTGAATTCCAATCTTCAACCGATACTTTTTCTTCATCTAAGAAATGACCAAATTCTGCACCTCTTGCAGGTCCACCTGCTTTGGTTTTCTTTCTATTAGTTCCTCGTTTATCAATTTCTTTAAAATACTTTGGTCCAGCAATTCTTGCTAACTTAGCAAAGTTTTCATCAATTTCTAATTTTGCTGAATTCTTTTTTGTATCCTCTGTAACATTAGTTACTCTTTCAATACCTTCTTTGATTGTACCTATAACTACTTTTTGTGTTTTTTCATCATATTTTCCTTCTAACACAGCAAGTCTATTTGCAGGAGTAGTATTGTTATGTGGGTCTTTTAACGCACTATCAGCTTTATTAGTAATACTAACAACAGTCATTCTACCTTGATTATCTACACCAACTACATAGGTATCATGGTATGTGCCTGATTTTTTAAAGAAGTATATTTCTCTATCATAGTGTTCTCTTTCTTCATCTGTTTTTGCACTATCTCTTTTTCTTTCTAATTCTTTAAGAACTTGTGTATCTACTTCTTTATCAGATTGAACTCCCTTAAATGGTTTACTTGTATCAATTTCACCACCTTCATCTAACATTTCACGAGTTGATACTGCACCGTCAAATGCAGCATTCATCCAATTTCTAAATGAAGATTCCTTTCCTTCGAAACCAGGCTTTTGATAAAATACATGATTTGGTTTATCTTTTTTTGCCTTTTCTAATTCTTTTTTAAAGAAAACTTCTCTTGTTGCTAAATACCTAACACCTTCTTTATCTGGTGGTGGATTTAATCCCATGTTTTTAAGGACTCTTTTTTGTTCAACAGTTAATTTTTTCTTTTCAATATTTTCAATTTCAGAATTAATTTCTTTTTCGTTTTCTTTTTGGAATTCATTAATATCTAAAGATGAAACATTATCTGCATAAACACTTTCACCAAATGATGCTGCTTGACCACCTGCACCGGCAATACCTTGTTTTCTTTTTTCTCTCATTTGAGAAATTGTTTTATCAAGTGATGTATCAAATTCTTTATCTTGTTTTAAAGTTTTATTTTTTTCTTTAGGTTTCGTTTCACCATCTGATTTACTTTCTTTTTCTTTTTCAAGTTTTTGTTGAACTTCCTTTTCTTTCTTTACTCTTTTTTGATAAGATTTACTTTTTAAAGCACTACCTTGTGTAGTTTTAGTATCATCGGTAGTATTAGTTGAATCGCCTTTTGGAGAATCTATTTTTTTCTGAGTTCCTTGTGAACCTACTTCTTTATTTATTGCCTCTCTTTCAGATGTACCATCTGCTGGTAACATTTTTTCTGCAGCTATTCTACCTGGTGAATCTTTTGGAGATGTTAGAAGATTTCCAATAATACCTTCCTTTTCATTACCTCTTTTATCTTTATACTTAACAGTTCTATTAAGAATTGGATTTTTAAATTTTCTTGGTTCTTCTGTAAGAAATTCAAAGATAGTTTGTTTTACATCATACTCACCCCATTCTGAAAGAATTTCAGACATGATAGATTGATGTTCCTTATTATGTATATTAGGAACACCTACTCTAAATGAGAGTTCTCTTACTAACTTATCTATGATTTGTTTATACTCCATACTATACTATAAATATTAAGGTGCTGAGTTTCTATAAGTGTGTGATATTGGTAGATTACTTTCTAATCCCCATTTATGTGCAAGATATCCTTCTGCTTTTATTAAATGTGTTAAATCAGTACCACTTGTACCAGGTATATCCGCTACTGCAAAGAACTCTGCTAACTTACCATCTAATTCTTGTGATGACCTGTTTCTCATCAATCTTAATTCTTGGTTTGTTGATAATGAATTATCGTAATCGTTTACTGGTGTAAATGCATTTGAACCATCTACTCTAACACCAATTTGGTTTCCACTCTTATTGAACCAACAAGTAACAATGTGATATTGATTTCTTGTTAAACTTTTATCATCCCACAATTCTAAATTACCAATTGTAGTACTAATTCTGTTAAATACTAAACCATCGAGGTCTAATTCACCAGGCCATGAGTTTGATGAGTTACCACTACTGATTGCATAATCTCGTTTTGGTGATTGATTTGTTTCATAACTCCAAATAGAATCTTGAGTACTATTTGTTCCTTCAAATCTAAATACACCAATTGCCCAATGATTACCTGATGATACCTGTGTAGAGTAAGTTGTACTTTGTAAATACTCATTACTACCATTAAAATCAAATACATTTAATCCATTTTGAGTATTACCAGTAGTTGGAGTTCCACCAACTGTCATTGTATAAGTTCCTGCTTTATCAGTTACCGAAGTTAAAGTTGTTCCACTTGTTGTGTAGTTTGAAGAATCCGATGCATCAATCCAAGCAACTGTTGTAATATCTGAACTTGGTGACCAAGGAGTATGACTACCTGTCGGCCAGATGTGTTCATTATTATAATAAACATCATCTACCGAAACATTATTGAAAGTAATGCCTTGTGCAGTATTAATCCTTCTGTCCATTTTTTATCCTTGTATAATATATAAAGTACCACTAACTGGTGTAATTGCATCATAAGATGCAGATGTCATTACTTCTATAATATTAGTAGAAGATGAACTTACGAATCCATCTAACTGAGATGAACCACTTATCACACCACTTGGAAGTTGGTCTGTAACAGAACCACTTAAGATTCCATCTCCATTTGTGTTTAAATACTTTGTATCGAAGTTTGTTGTAGTGGTTACTGAATCAACTAACCATGTTGTTCCATTGTAAATATAAACTGTACCATTACTTGCGGTGTGAGTATCTCCACTCGATGCCCCATCAGGAAAGTTGAAAGCCATAA